GTAATTAATGGGGATGCGTTTGACGGTGCGACAATCTCTCGTCATCCTGCTGGCGGTACATGGCAGCCACTTCCATCTGTAAAGCAAGAATTAGAAGCGTGTCAGGATCGTTTAGAGGAGATTCAGAAGGCTGCTGGAAATGCACATTTAAGTTTTTTGTGGGGAAATCACGATCTTCGTTTCAATGCTAGACTCCAGCAACAAGTAGGTGATACTTTTAAGGGTGTAATGGGGATGAACTTGACAGAGCATTTTCCATTATGGCGATTCTCGATGTCACTAATGGTTAACGATCACACTATGATTAAACATAGATGGCACAACGGATTACACGCCATTCATAATAATATTTTGAAATCGGGCATAAATTTTTGCACAGGCCATTTGCACAGCTTAAAGGTTGTTCCCTGGACAGATTTCAGTAATTTAAAAACTCGTTACGGTGTAGATACAGGTACTCTATCGCCAGTAAATGCTGCTGCCTTTAGTTATGGGGAGGATTCACCATCCAACCATAGGAGCGGATGGGCAGCATTAACATTTCATAATGGTAAGTTAATGCCACCTGAGCTATGTGAAGTTATTGATGAAGAAGAAGGACTTGTTTACTTTAGAGGGCAAGTGATCAAAGTTTAATTACTTTCCACAAGCTCTCTTTTTAGCTGCTTCCAGATCAGACTGGAACCACCACTGCATACAAATATTATCGACTTTCTTTGAGCTTAAAGCGTGCAGTCCATCTTGGAATCCACGTTCGTACTCATGCTCTAGTTGGTCTTGTATAGCCAATGTAATACCTACTAACATCAAACTAACTCCTAGTAAAAACCATATTCTCATAGCAGTGCCTTTATATCTTTAATCGACATATTGAATGTTTCGTGGATAGCGATAATCATATCTGCACTAACTGGATACTTTCCTGTACGAATCTTAGACAGAGTTGGTGTGCTAAATCCTAGTTTTATTGCAAGTTGACGATCATTTTTAACGTCATAAGTCTTTTGTAAATAATCAAGCAATTTCATTGTTTTCCTTAGTTGGTGCAGGGTCACTACCGAGAGTGATGTCCGAAGGAGACAGGTAGCCCCTGCTGCTAGCGTTATAAGTCACCTCTAGCTGGACTAAACATTAAAATGGTACGTCAGATAAATCGTCATCAATAAACTTCTCAGCTTTTGGCTTTGCTTGTTCATCTTTTAGTTTAAACGAGCAGCTCATAAACTTGCCTGACTTGCCTTCTTTTAGCCATGCGGATACCCAGATAGGATTACCTTCTGCATCCTTCCCATCGCCTCTGTAATCGGGGTGTTTATCGCTTTCTTTCTTGTCATTTTTAAATAGGGAAAATGTACCTGCTTTCGCTTCATATGCCATTATTTAGATTCTCCATTAGCTTCTTTAGCCATTAATTTAAGTGTTGACTTACATTTGCTGCTTAACTGCGACCATACTGCTGTTGTTGCTGTTTCATCAAAGGTTTTTTGATCTCGTAAATCCCAAGCCTCGAAAGCAGCCCACTCATTACCAGCGTCAAACTGAGCTTGTATGTGTGCAGCTAACTTATCTACCAAGCTGCCTAAACGAGCATCTAAGGCTTCTCTAGCACCATCTGTAGCAGATATAGTGGCTTTCTTTTCCTTTAGCGGCTCAGAGGCATCTACTGCGTCATGCTCTGATACAGCAAGGGCCATAACCAAAAGGTAGCGAGAAATATAGGAAATCGAACCGCCTAGATTCTGAACTGGCTGACAACCTTTTAATATCGCTGATTCCATTGGGCAGCAGAACTTGATTGAGTTACCTGTATCCACATCAACGATAAACATATTTGCCATATCTCGATCAAATTGCAAAGAGTAGCAAAGACCGTAGATGTCAAAAAGAGTATTTATCGCTGGCAGTATGTCACCTAGTTCAAAGTAACGGTATCCGGCAAACTTATTATGTCCTGATTTCTTGAGTTCCATGTTCTGCAACTCTACACGACATTTTTGTAACTTAGCGTAAACTTTAAAATCTTCCATTATTTATCTCCTGAATTAAAAACTTGAACATACTACCCATAAAAAAAACAAAACTGCGATTATAACCAACTGATGCTCATCAAGCCATTTAATCATTCCATGTCCTCCATCATGTTTGCCATCTCGTGAACTTCTCGTGACGGTATTCTTAAAGCCTGATATGCCATCAATAACACGTTTTGTTCGTCTGCTGACAATTCTCTACGCTCAAACTTATCTACCATCAAGCGTAAGACGTAGGTCATTTCAGCCATAGCCCATTTATCTATCATGGCCACACCCCGCATTTAGATTTGTAATCCATAGCTCTCTCGAATTCAGCAATTCTTTCAGAATCCCACAGATCCATGTCGTTATCAATACGATCACGTTCTATTTGCATATTTTCTTCAGACTCGTAATCTTCTGCTGGTCTGCCTAGTAGCGTATCGTCCAAGTCGTTAAGAAAGTCTATATCTAGATTTGGCAGATCAGGCATTTTCTTGTATTCTGTTAAGTCCATTTGTTTCCCTTTCCTGGTTAGTTGGTGAAACAGATAGTAGTTCCATCTGTAAACATGGTCAACAACTATTTATTAATAGAAACATAGAAATCAATAGGAATAATTTATAAGCAGAAACATCAAAAGTGTGTCAATCTATAGCTTCATTGGAGGTGACAATGATTAATAAAATACTAATTTGGCTGTATTTGTCGGTAGCAATGGGTGTATTTTTTGCTGTAACAATCTTTGGTACAGTAGCAATTTTGCAAACAATCTTTGGATAGGAGATAAAAATGAGAGATCTTAGTTATTGGCGTGAAGTAGAACGTGAAGAAGCTGAAAAATCTGACGAAAAAGACCGAATATGGGCTGAGAATCAGAAATTTTCTACAGAAATAAAAGAGCATAAATCTCTCTGGAGAAAGCGTCAGGTAGAGGTTAAGGACGATGAGTGATGTTTTCCAAGAGCTGCCAAAAGAAGGTACTAAAAGGTGGCGAATCTGTATGTATTTCCTCAAAGACTATCCGTTAAATACGGAACAGTTTGTTGAGAATTACGGAATGATGAACGCACCTACATTAGCGAGTCTCAGGTGCGAGTTTGACGAGTTGGTAAGGGAAGGGTTGCTGAAGGAGTTTAAAGGCAACTACAGCCCTTCTGGCAAGCTCAAAGAGGGTATTAAGCTCGAAGGTGTGGATTACGTTAAACCACGTGAGCCTAAGCCTTTTGAACCAATGAAAGCTAAACATTATTTACCAAAGGTATCACCAAGAGGTCAGGTTTTACGAGACTTCTGCCACATAGGATTAAGCAATGGAGCAAAAGAAGAAATCGGAAACGACTTATCAGTTCTCAACGAAGTTATGTCCGGTCTGCAAACGTAGTAGGTCGATAATCCAGTTTAAGAATAGTGATATTTGTAAGACTTGCAGGATTAGACAGAAAACGGTATAGTTAGATCACACTTGGCGGTGTGAATATATGGACAAGCCTTAGACGGGGTTCTGCTAGTGTCCACTAGTCCGCCAACATCAGAAATGATGAGAGCCTCGCCTAAGGCTTTTTTTATTGGAAAAAGCTATGTTGAAATTAAAAGAAGTTCAAGCTGTTGAATTTTTTGTAACTCAAGAAGGAAAAATAGCATTAAAACAAGATTCTTTTATTTTTGGAAAGCCTGTAGAGATTTATTTAACATTAGAGCAATTTGAGCATTTGCAATTAATGGTTAAAGATTATAAAGCATCTATCACAGCATTATGGAATGAAGGGGTCGAGAAAAATGATTAAAAGACCTTCATTTCAATTCTACCCATCTGATTGGTTACGTGATACAGCACTCCGTTCTTGCTCAATTGGAGCTAGAGGTTTGTGGATGGATATGATCTGCTATATGCATGAAGGTAATCCTTATGGTTATCTTAAGGTTGGCGATAAGGTTATCCTTCCAGACAACCTTGCACGTATGGTTGGGCAAACCTTACCTGAAGTAGAAGGTTGGCTTTCTGAGTTAAGTCAGGCTGGAGTTTATGACTTAATTGATGGAGCTATTGTTAGCAGAAGAATGGTAAAAGACGAAAATCTTAGGAATATCAGGGCTTTAGGTGGAAAGCTAGGAGGAAATCCTGCTTTAAAGGTTAAGGATAAGGTTAACCTTAAGGTTGAAAAAGAGGTTAAGCAAAAACCAACCCCTTCATCTTCATCTTCTTCTTCATCTTCAATAATAAATATAGAGCTTCCTAGTTGGTTGCCAGAAACTCATTGGAAAGACTTTATTGAGTTTAGGAGTTTTATCAAAAAGCCAATGACAGAAAAAGCTAAACAGCTAATGTTATCTAAGTTACAAAAGATTAAAGATAACGGACATGATCCTATATTGGCAATGAATACAAGTATTGCTAATAACTGGAGTGACATTTACGAACCTAAAGTTAGTAACGTAAGTAGACCAGTATTTGATGGCAGACTACGAGGTGCTAAATGAGCATAGAAAACTTACTCCAGCGTCTAACGAAAGTAAAAGGTGGTAGAGATAGATGGACAGCTAGTTGTCCTGCTCACGAAGATCGTAGTCCTTCCTTAGCCATAAGAGAAACAGAAGATGGTCGTATTCTATTGAAATGCTTTGGTGGTTGTTCTGTGCAGGAAATAGTCGGTGCTATCGGTATGGATATAGGTGAGTTATTCCCACCTGACGATAAGTTATCTCATCACAAGCCTAAAGTTAAAAATGCTTTTTACGCAACAGACTTACTTAGGGTTATTGAGTTCGAGTCCGTACTGGTATCTGTAGCTGCAAGTAATCTAGCTAACGGAGTTAAATTAACTGATAATGACAGATCACGTTTGAGACAAGCACAAGAACGGATCATTGAGGCAGCGAGGCACATAAGATGACTACAAACTTAGAATTAGTATCGGTACAGCTAGACGAAGAACGCAAGACACGATTACTTAAATCGCAGGATATTGACGTAGAAAAGTATTTGAAGAATAACGATGTAGGTCAGAAGGTGCTTATTGTTTCAGATTGGCTTGATGAGATCACAGAGAACTACATCAATCCACCTGTTAACGATAATGCAAAAATGCCGTGGACAAAAACGCAGGATGATTTTTCGTTCAGGTTAGGTGAGGTAACTCTGTACGCAGGTGGCAACGGTGGTGGTAAGTCTCTGATAACTGGTCAGATAGCGTTGCATTTGATTAAGCAAAAGCGTAAGTGCGTTATAGCGTCATTTGAGATGAAGCCTACTAGCACCATTCACAGGATGCTACGTCAGTTCGCTGGTGAGTTTATTGATGATCCGCTTACTAACGATAGAGAGAAGTACATCAAAGGGCTAACTCAGCGATTTAACCAGTTTGCCGGAGAGCATTTATACATTTACGATCAGCAGGGTTCTACAACTCCTAATCAAACTATTGCTATGGCTAGGTACTGCGCTGTAGAGCTAGGTATCGAACATATTTTTATTGACTCGCTAATGAAAGTTTGTAATGCTGAGGATAATTTCAACGAGCAGAAATACTTTGTCGATGAGCTAACAGCATTGGCTAGAGACCATAACGTACACATTCATTTAATCCACCATATCCGCAAGTTACAGTCTGAGGAAGTGCAGCCTGGTAAATACGACATCAAAGGCACTGGAGCAATTACGGATCAGGTTGATAACGTGTTTATCATGTGGCGCAATAAGCAGAAAGAGAATCGTAAACGCAATGGTGAGAAGTACGAGGAGGATTTACCTGACGCTTACTTGATGTGCGAGAAACAGCGCAACGGTGAAGCTCAGGAAATGTACTCACTTTATTACCATCAATCTAGTCAGCAGTTTATTGAGACTTGGGGTGGTGCTACGATGGACTTTGATAACAAGGGTAGGTTTAGAGGATGAGAGTATTAATTGCTTGTGAGTATTCTGGCGCAGTCAGAGATGGCTTTATTAAAAAAGGTCATGAGGCTGTATCTTGCGACATTCTTCCTACTGACGTTCCTGGACCGCATTATGAAGGAGATATTTTTGACATCATTAACGATGGATGGGATTTAATGATTGCTTTCCCACCTTGTACGCATTTAGCGGTAAGTGGCGCAAAGCATTTTGCTAAAAAGCGTGAGGATGGCAGACAGCAACAAGGTATAGATTTTTTCATGAAAATGATTAATGCCAATATTCCTAAGATTGCAGTAGAGAATCCAGTAGGAATTATGAGTAGCATTTATCGTAAGCCAGATCAAATAATTCAGCCGTGGCAATTTGGCGATCAAGCTCAGAAAACGACTTGCTTGTGGCTTAAAGGTCTGCCATTGTTAAAGCATACAAACATTGTAGATAAAGGTGAGTTTTACATTTCTCCAACTGGTAAAAAATTACCTAAGTGGTATTCTGACAATAAGTCTGCAAAAGTTAGAAGTAAGACATTTCAAGGAATAGCCGATGCAATGGCGGAGCAATGGGGATGAATGAGTCAATTGATACTGAAAGCGAAGAATACAGACATCGGTGCGAAGTTTGGGCTGTAATACGATGGAGAGCGCAGGACAGAAACAAGTCATCAGAATATCTACAGCTAGTGCGTAAGATGCGAGGAAATAATGCGGCAGACAAGCTAGAGAAGGATTGCAGAGAGCAGTGGGAGCGTGGAAATAGAGGGTTAAAAGGAGATTGGCGTGAGTAATGTAATTCGTATGGCAGAAGAAGCTGGATTCTCACAAGAAGATGACAATATGTTTATTTGCGGAATAGAGCATATACAAAAATTGTTAGAGGCAGAACGTGAGGCGTGTGCTGCTGTTTGTCTTGATCTTGCGAAATGGCATAGCGAAACTGTTATTGCTGCTTTTGAATCTGCTGCTGACGCTATTAAAGCTAGGGGTAGCAATGACGTATAAGAGGGTTGACGATAATCAAAGTAAGATCGTCAAAGCATTACGAGCTGAGGGTTGGTCAGTTACACATTTACATTCAGTAGGTAAGGGTTGCCCTGACTTATTGGTTGGATTAAATAAGAACGGTGCTAAGTACAACTTTCTGTTAGAGGTTAAAGATGGCAGTAAGTTCTGGAAGTTAACTCCAGATCAGGTTATCTGGCACTACAACTGGCAAGGCCAGGCTGATGTGGTAACTAGTCCAGAGGATGCTATTGCAACAATTAACAATTTACTAAAGAGTGGAAAATGAACGATCCGCACGCAGCAATAGATTACATAATCAAACATTCGAAGGAATACGCTAAGGCTAAAGCTGACGTTACTTACCTTAGTGAATTTAGGAAAACAAAGAAGGCGTTATGTTTTCAAAATAGCATGAAAAGCACGATGGCAGAGAAGGAAGCTGATGCTTATGCTCATCCAGAGTATCAAGAGGTATTAGATGGGCTTAGGAAGGCTGTAGAAAGGGCTGAGACGCTACGATGGATGCTCATAGCGGCTCAGGCTAGGATTGATGTATTTCGTACTCAGGAGGCTTCTAATCGGTTCCTTGAGCGTTCTACTATTTAGATTTCATCTTCAAAGTAATCGAACTCGTCTGCGTACCATTCGCCATCCTCTTCACAGTACCAGTACCAGACTTCTTCTTCTTCATCGAAAGACCAAGCAATGCCATATTCATCGTACTCAAAACCATCGTCCTCAAACTCAACATCGTCCTCGTACTCAACAACATCATCGGACTCAACATAAATAACCATATCGCCAACAGTAATCGTAATCATAAATTTCTCCAAGTAAACACAGCCCGAACGCTGTATGACAATACTATCAGAGAATTATGACTGCTCAATAAATAGGCATTAACAAAAAGACAATGAAGAAATCAGATAGAGAATATTTATCGAAAGTAGCAAATATAGGTTGTATAATTTGCTTTAATGAAGGTTATCCGCAAACACCATGCGAGATACATCATATTCGAGACATTGGACTAGGTATGGGAGTACGAAATAGTCATACTAATACCTTACCTTTATGCCCTTTACATCACAGAGGCAACAAAGGAATACATGGAATGGGTCGCAAGGCTTGGGAACCTATATACGGTACACAATGGGAACTACTTGAACAAGTAAAGGAAATCTTAAATGATGAAGAAAACTAAGGCAGCTAAGAAGGTTAGCAAGGTTATGAAGGAGTTTGGTAAGGGTGAGCTTCATTCTGGCAAGGGTGGCCCTGTAGTTAAATCTCAAAAGCAAGCTGTAGCAATCGCTCTCAGCGAGGCAGGTATGGCTAAGAAGAAAGCCAAGAAATGAAAACAGGACTCTACGCAAATATTCACGCTAAACGCAAGCGTATAGAAGAAGGTTCAGGCGAGAAGATGAAAAAGCCTGGAACTAAAGGTGCGCCAACTAAAGCAGACTTTAAGTTAGCTGCTAAGACTGCGAAGAAAAAGAAATGAGTGCGGCTTGGACAAAGAAAGCAGGTAAGAATCCTAAAGGCGGTCTTAACGAAAAAGGTCGTAAATCTTACGAGGCTGCGAATCCTGGCTCTGATCTAAAAGCTCCAGTTAAATCAGGTGACAATCCACGTAGAGCAAGTTTTTTGGCTCGTATGGGTAATATGCCTGGTGCTGAGAGAAAACCAAACGGTGAGCCTACTAGACTGCTGTTAAGTCTAAATGCTTGGGGTGCAAGTTCAAAAGCTGATGCAAAAAAGAAAGCAGCAGCAATATCTGAAAGGAATAAAAAGAAATGAAAGGCATGAAATCTTGTCCTAAATGTAAGGGTGGTGAGTGCAAAGGCGGTAAGGGTTGCATGATGGAAGATAAAGAGAAAAGTAAAAAAGGTGGCAAGTTAGAGATTGAGATTAGCCTTCCTATGCGTGGTTCACGTACAAAGACAAACAAAGCCAAAAAGAAGTAAATTATTGAGCCATGATTAGTGTAATTATGCCAAGTTTCTTAGGGGCGTATCCTAATTGCGCTACTAACAGACCAGATAAATTAAGAAGGGCAATAGAAAGTTTTCTCAAGCAGGGTATAGGTGAGTTGGTTGTAGTTCCTGATGGCTGCGAGGAAACGGTAAAAATTGCTTCAGAGTATCCAGTTAAATGTTTAAGTCCATTGCTAAAATGCAGTACGTTTAGCGGTGATTTACGAAACGCAGGAATAGCTGCGGCTTCTTACGACTACATTGCGTACTTGGATTCTGATGATATTTTTGGGGATGGTCATTTAGATTCTATAGTTAGCAACTTAGATACTGATTGGTTATGGTGGGACGATCATATTGACGTTGTTAAACGTACTGTAGAGTTAAAGTTAGGCTGTATTGGCACATCTTGTATTGCTCACAAAAAAAGTCTTGGTATTGTTTGGACTGATGGATATGGTCATGATTGGCGTGTTGTTGAGCAGCTAATGAAATATCCTTACAAAAAGATTGAAGCAAAATACAGGGTAATGCACATACCTGGCGTATTGGATTCTTAATAATTATGCAAGCTATCGTTATTTGTTCCACAGGAAACATTGGGTTAAACGTGCTACTAAGTAGCCTAAAAGCCTATTGTCCGAACATACCTGTATATCTATCAAGTAAAAATGTTGAGGATGCTGCACTTGTACACACGTGGATATACAACGTATCTACAAACTTTGGCGATGCGTATAACGAAGCTATGGCTAAAGCGTTCTACGATGGGTATGACGAGATTATCATTGCTAACGATGACGTTGTTATAACTCCGACAACATATAAGAATCTACAGTCAGATATTGAGCTACTAAAGAATCACACAGACAAACTAGGTTTCGTAGGAGCTAGAAGTGACTATGTACTTTGGGATCAAAATATTCGTTGTAGTATTACTAATGATTCTAAGTCTGGGTTAAAATGGGCATCAGAAGATCACATCAAGGAAGTAGGGGTTATTGCGCCTATTTTTGCTTACATCAATAAACAAGCGTTTGACGTAGCAAGATTCCCTAGCACTAATTGGTATTCAGATAACATTATTTGTGATGATCTATCTAAAGCAGGGTTCGAGCATTTTGTTAGTACGGCTTACGTGCATCATGCAGGAAGTCAAACTGTAGGAATGGACTACGCAAAGTGCCACGAGGAACCTAGAGCTTGGATAAAAGAAAATAGACCAGATGTGTACGATAAGTATTACGCATGACACCAGAAAGGTAATGCAATGGAAATAGAAGTTAAGTACCGCAAGGTCGAGGATTTAATTCCTTACGTCAATAACAGCCGCAAACATTCTGACGAACAGGTGGCTCAGATAGCCTCTAGCATCAAGGAATTCGGCTGGACTAACCCAATACTAATAGACGGAACGAATAGCATCATAGCTGGTCATGGTCGGCTTATGGCTGCCAGAAAGCTAAAGATGGAAGAAGTACCGACAATAGAATTAAGCCATCTAACGGATACCCAACGTAAAGCATTAGTAATAGCTGACAATAAATTAGCGTTAAATGCTGATTGGGATACAACTTTGCTAACTATTGAGCTAGATGAGCTACTTAAAGATGGATTTGCATTAGATATACTAGGTTTTAACACAGACGAGCTAACCGCATTACTAGAGCCAGAGCAGGTAGATGGGCTAACGGATGAAGATGCTGTACCTGAAGTGCCAGAGGAACCTAAGACTAAGCTAGGTGATATATATCAGCTAGGCAATCATCGGCTAATGTGTGGGGATAGCACTAGTATTGACGCTGTGGATAAGTTAATGGATGGTCAGAAAGCAGATATGGTGTTTACTGATCCTCCTTACGGCGTAGATTATGATGGCGGTCATGCCACAGATAAAAGACGTAGTAAATTAGAAAATGATGATAAAACATTAATGTATGCAGGATCTTTGCCTATAGCATATATGGCATCAAAAGATGGTGCTGCTTTATATTTATGGTTTGCTGATAGATTTGCTAAAGATGTTCTTGTTGCTCTTGATGAGTGCAATTATCAAGTTAGAACATGGATTATTTGGAATAAAAATTTGGCGCAGTTTGGTGCTATTGGAGCGCAATATAAACCTAAACATGAGCCGTGCATTTATGCATTTAAAAAAGGTAAAGCACCATATTGGAATGGCCCAAACAATGAAGTTACTGTATGGGATGTAAAACGCCATTCAAAAAATGAATTTCATCCAACACAAAAGCCAGTTGAATTACCTGTTAGAGCATTGGAAAACAGTAGCAAAGGTGGAGACATCGTTTTGGATTTATTTGGTGGAAGCGGTAGCACTTTGATTGCTTGTGAAAAACAAAACCGTTATGCAAGATTAATGGAATTAGATCCTAAATACTGTGATGTAATAGTAAAGAGATGGGAAGAATTCACAGGAAAACAGGCTGTATTATTAACGAATGATTAACATTTCCCCTTAATAAAATGAATGAGCATATTCCTAACGCAGAAAACAAGAGATTAGTCGAAACATCGGCTGGTCTTGGGCTGCCTCATGAGCAAATAGGGGCATTGATTGGCATTGACGATAAAACATTACGCAAACATTATCGGTCTGAGTTAGACATAGGTAAGGCTAAAGCCAGCGCACAGATAGCTAAGACGTTATTCAACAAAGCGCAGGGTGGCGATACTACTGCTTTGATCTGGTGGACTAAGGCTCAGATGAAATGGGCTGAAACACAGAAGCAGGAACATTCTGGAGTAGATGGCGCACCAATGCAACACAGCGTGACATGGCTGAAATAGTAATTCCTTACAAGCCTCGTGACCAACAGATCAAGATTCATGAGGCAATTGACAACCACAGGTTTACAGTCGTTGTGGCTCATCGAAGAATGGGAAAGACTGTAAGTGCTATCAATCAACTCATAAAGGCTGCGATTGAGTGTGATAAACCGAATCCGAGATTTGCTTATATTGCTCCTACTTACGCTCAGTCTAAGCGTGTGGCTTGGGATTACCTTCTTGAGTTCACTCGTCCATTGGGTGCTACGGCTAACATATCTGAGCTTAGGGTGGATTTTTGGGGTAGGCGTATCAGTCTTTATGGTTCTGACAATTCCGATTCTTTACGTGGTCAGTATTTCGATGGGGTGGTGCTTGACGAGATTGGGGATCAAAACCCCAAAATCTGGAACGAAGTAATCAGACCAGCTCTAGCGGATAGACTAGGTTGGTGCTTGTTTATTGGCACACCTAAAGGCAGGAATCACTTTGCAGACTTCAGAGACAGAGCTGAGACTGCTGAAGGTTGGGCATTATTAGAGTTTAAAGCTAGTGAGACAGGCGTACTTAGCGAGAAAGAATTAAACGATGCTCGTGC